AATTAGCGCGCAGTACTGATTAACGATTCAGCGTCACCTGAAGTCTTAACCAACGAAAGGAAACGAGATGAACATCTCTTTGAACAAACCGCAGCACGTAACAAGCCTAGCAACCGCTGGTCTCTTGGTCTCAGTCGAGGTCAACGTGTGGAGCGCAACGAAACAAGATCGTGCCATCAGCAATGAGGTTACTACAGCAAAGAAAGCCGATAGCAACGCGGGTCGGTTCGTTAAAAATCTGCTGGCGAACAACGTCGATCATAAGAACCTGCTGAACTATCGCCAGACTATCTATAACTGGATGGTGCGTACCACGTACCCGTGGAACAAGGCACAGGACTATCTGCCGCACGTGTCTTTGCCCAAGTTCATGCAGGAGTTCCACAACCACAAGGCCGAGTTCGAGCGTCTTCTGGATGTCTTCTGTGCGAACTACAGCACAACCGTGTCCAACATGGCGTTTGCTCAAGGCGATATGTTCAACCGCAACGACTATCCCGATGTGTCGGAGGTGCGTAGCAAGTTCGGCGTAACCCTGTATACAAGCGAGATTCCGGTGGGCGACTACCGCTGCTCCATCGCGCAGGACTTGGCTGATGACTTGAACAATCATTACAACCAGCAAGCGCAATCAATTGTTCAGGCTATCCTGAACGATCAGGTAGAGCGTCTGGTCGATGTCATGCAGAGCCTGTCGCACTGCTGTGGCGTAGATGAGTATCTCGGCAAGGACGGCGAGACCAAGCAGAAGAAGCGCAAGATTTACGAAGGCACGGTCGAGAAGGCTAAGGAGTACTGCCGTGTGTACAAAGACTTTAACTTGACGAACGATTCAAAGCTGGCTGATGCAATCACGCAGCTGGACATGGCACTACGTGGGGTCGATGCAGATATGCTGCGCGACTCGGACGCAGCGCGTTCGCAAGTGAAAGATGAGATGGAAGATATTCTGTCTAAGTTCGGCGTTTAATCAACGATTCACCCAACCCTGAAAGGTAAAACGAAATGGCTAAGATTAACTTTGCGGATGCAGTCACCATCGAACAGGCTGCGAAACTGATTCCTCTCCTCTCGGCAACACAACAGGGAGAAGACTCACACGTCACGCCAATCCTACTGAGCGAGCCCGGCGTGGGCAAGACATCGACTCTTAAGATGATGGAACAAGCGTTGGGCGACGAGTACGACTATATCTACGTGGACTGCCCGTCGAAGGACTACATGGACATCGCAGCGACGATCCCCAACCACGACAGCAAGGCGTTGGATCAGTACATCGGTTCGCTGTTCAAGCTAGGCAACGGCAAGAAGAAGTGCATCATGCTTGACGAGGTGTTCAAGGTTCCCAAGCTGATGGGCGTACTGTTTACCCGTCTGATGCTTGAGCGTATGGTCGGCGATACACCGCTGCCGATGGGGTCTATCGTCTATGGCACAAGTAACAACGGAAGCGACGGCGTTGGCGACAATATGCAAGCGCATCAGGCTAACCGTGTTTGCTTGCTTCCGATGGCTAAACCGGACTGGCGGCAGTGGGTTACATGGGCTGGCGAGAATGGCGTGTCAAACACACTTCGTGCGTTCGTTGCTATGAATCCGCGCATCTTGGCGTCGTACCGTGATGGCGGTCAGGAGAACAACGAGTTCATTTTCAACCCTACCAAGCCGAGCCAGTGCATTTCGTTTGCTTCACCGCGTTCGCTGTTCAAGGCGAATCGGATCATCGTCAACAGAGACTCTATCGGTTCAGGGGTGGCTGAAGTGGCACTTGCCGGTACGATTGGTTTACCAGCAGCCAAAGCGTTGTCGGTCTTCATGGACATGGAGAAGCAGCTGATCCCTGTCAAGAACATCGTTGCCAACCCCGAAGGCGTGACCATGCCAGAGGACGTAGCAGCACTGTGCATGATCATGTTCAATGCAACGGATGAGATACAAACACAGGACGAGTTGTCGGCGTTCATGAAGTTCGTCAAGCGTATGAACCAGAGCGAGTTGCAGTCTATTTTCTTCACCATGATGATGAGCAACAAGCGCACCACGAAGCTGGCTGCGAACAACGATGACATCAAGGCATGGACGAAGGACAACTACAAGTACCTCTAATCTAGGAGAACAACATGGCATACCTTACAAGCGAGGAACGGCTGAAGAAGCAGCACATCATTCTCATGCGGCATCAGGAGACGGCGCTGTATGGCAGCGTGATGATGATGGGTGAGAGTGTCGTACAGGAGGGAATCCCCACGGCCTACACGGATGGGGAGAACAAGAAGTACGGCAAGGAGTTCATGGATGGTCTGACTGACGAAGAGTCACGGGCGTTGATCATGCACGAGAACCTGCACGTGGCACTCATGCACATCCCACGCCACAAGGACTTGATGAAGGAAGACCACACGTTGGCTAATGTAGCAATGGACATCGTGGTCAACAACATCATCGACAACCTGACTGACAAGAGCCTGTGCAAGTTGCCAGAGAGCGCAATCCTTGACCATGCGTTCGATGGCTGGTCGGTGCGTGAGATATACAACGAGTTGCGTAAGCAGAATCCTCAGCGCAAGAAGCCGGACGGAAGCGGACAAAGCCGGACGAATCCGGACGGAAGCGGACAGGGAAATAGCGATTCAGGGGAGGGTGAAGTAATAAATATCAACGGCAAGCAAGTCACTGTGCAGGGTGGTGACGAGCATGACGGCACAGGCAAGGTGTTGTCGCCCGAGGAAGCTAAAGAGTTCGAGGAGAAGGTAGGCCGAGCGTTGCGCGAGGGTGGGATTCTTGCGGGACGACTGGGAGCCAAGATTCCCCGTGAGGTAACAGCATCTCTGGACAAGCCGATTGATTGGAAGGAGGCACTGCGCGACTTCGTATCCACTGCGGTACGTGGCAAGGATGAACTGACGTGGCGGAGGTTCAATCGGGGTCTCTTGGCTAATGACATTCTTGCGCCAAGCGTAGAGTCCGAGACCATGACCGAGGTGATCTTTGCTTTCGACACATCGGGGTCTATCACTCAGGAGATGATCGGTGCAGCGGCGTATCAGTTGCAGTTGATTTGCGATTCAGTCAACCCTGAAACGGTACGCGTACTGTGGTGGGATACCGAGGTGCATGGTGAGCAGGTGTTCGGCGGTGACTCACCCAACGTCAAGGACATTCTCAAGCCATTGGGCGGCGGCGGTACGCGTGTCTCATGCGTGTCGGAGTACATCGTTGAGAAGGGTTACAAGCCAGACTGCATCGTGGTCTTCACTGATGGTTATGTGGAGGACAAGATTAACTGGGTAACTGGCATCGAGACTCTGTGGCTGGTCACGGAGAGCCGCAGTTTCACGCCGCCGAAAGGCAAGATGGTCAAGATCGATAAACTTTAATCCGAGAGGGCATCATGAAAACATTCGTTCATCCATTCGCAGCGAAGATCACTGACGAGCAGGTTGTACTAAACAAAGCGTTCCCGCTTGTGCGGGAGTTGGCGCACAAGTATGGGCTGTCAGTCATCGCTAAGAGAGAAGCAGCGGTTCAGCCAGAGTACGATATGTTGTACATGGCACGCGAAGATGGCATACCTGTGTGCAGAGTATATTTTATGCAAGATAAGGAATCGTTTGCGATTCGTAACTGCATGAGTACGAAACAGCGTGGCAGCAGCTACGAGGACAAGCTAACTTTCTTTGGTAAGAAAGTTTCATTCGTGATGAAGACTGTTGAGAAGGAGAATTTGATACCGACTGATACCCGACAGTTTATTCAGAGTGTATTTGCCGACTCAATCGAGTACGGTGTCGATAGGTTCTTAAATTCGTACGGTGAGGTGCGCAAGAATACTCAATTGAGCGGGGAGATCGTGCATCAGTTAATTGAGATAGCTTTAGGCAATCAACACGTGTCTACCATATCAGCAGATACTATGAGTAATGTTCAATCTGCACTTGACAAATACAGAGAGGCAGATAAAACTAGAGTTGAACGTAAGCGCGAGTTGACTGAAGTATTTGGTGCGCCTTTATGGGCGATCATGTATGACAAGACAGACTCTTTCTGCATCGGCAAATTGAATTTGATACCGAAGTGGGGCGGTGATGATTCTACAGCGACAAGTGGTGTAGCCATAGGAATCGCTGAACCATTCAAGCGTGTAGCAGATGTCACTGATGTACCTGAGTTGATACCGACAATGACGATGCTAAAAGTTGCAATACAGCAGAACGAATTGGCGAGGGATAAAACTTTTGTAGGTGAGAGTCAGTTCTTCCCCTATGACTTTGAAACTGTATTCCCCGCGCTGCGCGTCATCGGTCTCAGAAGCGGTAGTCGTTGGGAGCGTAGAGCGTTGCTTAACCCTAAACTTTTACTGGTTGCAGCATGAATGTAGATACAGAAGACACACCGATTGATGTGTACGACTATGTTTTCTCTAATGATGATGTAGTCAGAAGTCTATCGCCTATCTCGCATGAGTTTGAGGAGGGACTGTACCGTGTACCTGTACGCATAGAGCAGGAGAAGCATACGATTTACGTGGGAGATAACCATACGAGAATGTTTGATACAGACACTTTGCCTGCATTTATCAAGCATAAACTTGCGATGATTATTGTTTCAGCCACACCTGAATCGTTAGTTAAACCCAACGTACTCCTGACTAACTTGGAGTTGTACGCTACACCGAAGGCAGGTGGGCTCCAGACGATTGGCTGGAGAGCATCACAGTCGATGTACATCGTAGTTATGTCAGAAGAAGAGTTGGATTCACTGAAGGGTAATTAAGTGACACCTGAAGGGAAAGTAAAGAAGATTGGACGCGCCATAATGACCAAGATGGGGATGTATCATTTCCCTGCGTTCTCTGGTGGTTATGGGCGTTCAGGTGTCCCTGATGACATAGGTTGCTATCAGGGCTGTTTCGTTGCAGTGGAGTACAAGGCCAAGGGCGGCAAGCCAACCGCCCTTCAGTTAAAAAACATGGATGACATACGCAAGAGTGGCGGCATAGCGTTGGTCATTGATGAGGAGAATGTCCATAACCTAGAGGAGTTGATCAATGATGAAGTTCAAAGTTGTAGGCAGCGAGAAGCTGGTAGTCCCTGATGTAGAACAGGATTACCACATCAATCCACTAGATAACTTTAAGTGGGTAGCTGGTGCAGATGTGCAGAAGGTCTGGCGTAAACATGGATGGCAACCGCCAACCGAATACCGCGATGACTATCTTTTTAGCAAAAACCGAGAGGGCAAGTGATCATGAAAAACGGAATGAGCGTAAGAAAATTCTTGATGCAGAATCCTAATGCGTCAACCAAAGCAGTAGTCAAGGCAACCGGCGCGTTGGCTAAAACCGTAGGCACTATGCGCTGGATACTGCGCAAAGAAGGCATCAACTGCGTGCCAGCCAATCGTGGACGCAAGGCCAAGAGGGTAATTGACCTAACTATTGCGGGTTCACCGTTGCGTCCGAAAATCCGCATGGCTTCGTCGGCTGACTTTGAGTTCGGCGCATCCAATGTTGATCTTGTAAATCAACCCCCGCACTACACCACAGGTGGTATTGAAACCATCGACTTCATAGAAGCCAAGAAGCTCAACTACAACTTGGGTAACGCTGTGAAGTACATTACACGAGCCGACCACAAGGGCAACCGACTGCAAGACTTGCAGAAGGCAAAGTGGTATCTGGAGCGTGAGATTCTTTCCGCACACATTTGATTGTTTAACGGTTCAGGGCAACCTGAACCGTTATTTTCCCCGAGGCGTATCACCATGCAATGCCCTAACTGCAACGCTGTCAGCAGCGTGTCCACAACAATTCAATTAGATAAAGAAATCAAACGGCACAGGAGATGTAAAGATTGCAGCCACACATTCGTTACTTTGGAGACGATACTCGGGAGTGTCCCCAAAGGAAGACCGCCTAAACCGAGACCAGTTCCCGATGAGAGAGGCATATACACACCAGCCGCTGCGGTCAAACTAAAGATGCAGAAGGTTGAAGTAAGACGCAAGATTGAAGACAGGGTTTCCAGCTACTACATTGAAGATAATTATGAATACTAAAGTAGACAAACTAGCAGATCACTTGAACGATAACGCACGTAGTGAGTTGGACAACGAAGCGGCGGCGCTCCTGCGCGAGTTAAATAAAGTGTACGCCGTGGCGCGTGAGATGGTTTACGCCCGCACGCATGAGCATAGTAAGAAAGCGTATGTAGAGATGATTGATTTAATCAAAGGCAAGAGGGGCGTATGAACATGATAATTCCACACACAATTAACTTTAAGCGTGTACTTGAGTGGGTCAACGCAGTATGGGCTAAGTCTCTTGTTGCTGTTGTTCTGTTTATTCTTGGTATGTGGATTGGAGTAGTTCAAACCGAAGGGCGAATCGCTGGCGATTGCAAATTCGCTGGCGCGTTTCGTGTAGATATTCAAGCGTTTAACTGTCAACGGAGGATTTGATTAATGAAAAATATAGAACTTGGACGCGCTCTGCGCGATGACGGCGCAAGACTCGCGCTTGAAAATGCTGGTGAAGAGTGGAAAGAGAGGGCAACCACTCTTGTACTCAAATACTTTGATATTACAGGCGATGCTTTATTTGAAGACGCCCGAGAATACGCTATTCAGTGCGGCGTCGGCTCACCACCATCTCCTAATTCTTGGGGGGCGGTAGCCCTTTCTTTAAGCAAAAAAAATCTCATCACCAAGACCGGAGTTTTACTTCCGAGCAAAGCTGTCAAAAGCCACGGGCGCTCTCAACCTGTTTGGCGTACGGCAAGCAACACTATCCCCGATGGTGGGCGCAACAAGCGCGAATGGCAGGGGCTGACGGATGAGGAGATTATGGAGATGCTTGATTATGGGCAGTATGGGCGCGTCCCAGAGTATGCGCGTAATTTTATTGATGCCATCGAAGCCAAGCTGAAGGAGAAGAACACATGAAATCTCTACGATCAGTTAAGGACACAAACAACCTGCTGGAGCTACTATCTAACTTGCCCAAGGGTAATGAGAACAACACATCAAAGGCGTTCGATGACAAGCCGAAGAAGAAGAAGTGGCATGGAGCGCCCAACACCATTAAAAACAACGGGCGCGTCAACAAAACGAAAGGGAAATAAAATGACAGAACATCAAGGACTGGCATGAGTCTAGTCACGCTTGACTGGGAAACGTACTACGCCACAGGGTTTGGGTTCAAGAACCTGACCACTGAGGAATACATACGCGACAAACAGTTCGAAGAAATCGGTGTAGGCATCAAGATCGATGACGCACCGTCGTATTGGTTTTCAGGCTCACATGAAGAGATAAAGAAGCACCTTGAGGGACTGACCGACTGGTCAGATGCTGCACTTCTATGCCACAACACCCTTTTCGACGGGGCGATACTTGGTTGGCGGTTCGGCATCCACCCCGCTTTTTATCTCGACACACTGTGCATGGCTCGTGCGCTCCACGGCGTGGATGCAGGTGGGAGTCTCGGCGCGTTGGCTGAACGCTATGAGATTGGTGCGAAGGGCGATGAGGTAAACAATGCTTTGGGCAAGCGTCGGGCAGACTTTAGCGCCGCAGAACTCGTACGATATGGTGAGTACTGCAAGAACGACGTGGAGTTGACGTACAAGCTTTTCCACTTAATGGCGCCTGCGTTTCCCGGCGATGAGATAAAACTCATTGATATGACGCTGCGTATGTTCATCGACCCGGTGTTTCAGGTAGACGATGCGTTGCTAGTACAACGGTTAGAAGACTTGCGTCAGGAGAAGACCGAGCTGCTGGCTACCTTGAAGAAGGAGTTAAAGTGTGAAGATGAAGAAGCTGTTAGGAAGAAGTTGGCTAGTAATAAGCAATTTGCTGCACTCCTTGAAGCACTCGATCCTCCAGTCATACCGCCAACAAAAATTAGTCCGGTTACAGGCAAAGAGACATTTGCTCTGGCAAAGAACGACGAGGGGTTTATTGCACTCTCGGAACATGAAAATCCACTCGTTCAACAATTGTGCGCAGTCAGACTCGGAACTAAATCAACTCTGGAAGAGTCTCGGATCACACGATTCATCGATACCGGCAAGCGAAATCGAGGACTACTGCCCATCCCCCTTAAGTATTACGGCGCACACACTGGGCGATGGAGTGGTTCAGACAAGGTTAACTTCCAGAACTTACCAAGCCGAGATAAGAAGAAGAAAACCCTCAAGAACGCAATCCTCCCACCAGACGGCTTCGTGGTCATTAACTGTGATTCTTCCCAGATTGAAGCACGAGTGCTGGCTTGGTTGGCAGGACAAGACGATGTGGTGGAGCAATTCGCCAGCGGTGACGACGTCTACTCGATCTTTGCTTCCAAAGTCTACGGACGCACCATAACCAAGAAGGATGAGTCCGAGCGGTTCGTCGGCAAGACTTGCGTTCTCGGTCTGGGATATGGCACTGGCTGGAGAAAGTTACAGCACACGTTGGCGACATCGAAGCCGATCAGCGTGTCGCTGCCGGATGACGAATGTCAGGCCATAGTTAACCTTTATCGAGATGTTAACGACAATATCATTTCGCTATGGAAGGAATCAGACAACGCGCTGACGGAACTTGCCAACTGGGATGCGAAGTTTGACCCGTTTTATCTAGGACACCATGAGGTGTTGCAGATTACCCAAGAGGGCATATCGCTTCCGAATGGGCTAATGATTCGCTACCCGAAGCTACGGTTTGATACGTCCGGGGAGAAGTCCCAATACAAGTACAAGTCACGTAAGGGCGAGATCGGTATCTGGGGCGGGGCGGTTGTTGAGAACGTAGTCCAAGCGTTGGCTAGGATTGTCGTGGGTGAACAGATGCTGGCGATCAACGAGAGGTACAGGGTTGCCTTGACGGTGCATGATGCGGCGGTCATCGTAGTTCCAGAGGTTGAGCGCGAGGAAGCTATGGCTTTCATCACTGAGAAGATGTCCATCGCACCTAGCTGGGCAACAGGTTTACCGGTTGCGTGTGAGGCCAAATGGGGGCATAGTTATGGTGAGTGTTAACAAATAAAGGTCATCCATGCAGCCGATCAAGTGGTCATTCTCAGGTCTCAAACAGTATATAAATTGTCCAAAGCAGTATCACGAAGTCAAGGTGCTAAGAAACTATGAGGTTAAACCGACGCAACAGATGCTATACGGCACGGACGTACATGCCGCGCTGGAGAGCTACGCCAAAGATGGAACGGAGTTACCACAGAACTACAAGCGGTTTGCGCCCTTGGTTGATCCACTTCTGGAGATCGATGGTGAACGCTTTCCTGAATACGAGATGGCGTTAGATGAGAACAAAGAGCCGTGTGGGTTTCATTCGAAAGAGTATTGGGTGAGGGGCATTGTTGACTTGCTGATCCTGTCAGGTGATACAGCGTTCATCGTTGACTACAAGACAGGCAGTGACCGCTACCCTGATGTGAAGCAGTTGAGACTGATGGCGCTGATGACTTACGCGCACTTCCCGCAGGTGGAGAAGGTAAAGGCAGGATTGATGTTCGTCCTACACAACAACTTCATCACGGAAGACTATCACCGGGGACAGATACCGGCGTTGTGGAATAGCTTTAACGGAGACCTTGAGCGGCTGAAGGTGTCGTACGAGAACGATACGTGGCAGAAGAACCCTACGCCACTATGCGGCTGGTGTCCGGTCAGTACGTGTGAGCATCACAGAAACAGGAATTGATATTTTAGGAGAGCAAAATGCCTTATGTGAACAAGCCGAGGCCGTACAAAAAAGAGTACGAGCAAGAGAAAGCAAGGGGTGAACACCCTGACCGCATGGAGCGTCAACGGGCGCGTCGTGCAGTAGACAAGACAGGTGCAGATAAGAACGGGAACGGCAAGGCTGACAAGCGCGAAGGTAAAGACATAGCGCACAAGAAAGCGTTGTCCAAAGGTGGCAGCAACAAGGACGGTGTGGTGGTACAGTCCGCGTCAGTTAACCGATCATTCAGACGTGCCGCATCCGGTGCGCTGGTATCAGAGACAAGCAAGCGGGAACGTAAGAAGTAAAGTTTTACTTGACTTTAAGAGTTTCGTGCCGTAAGGTGTGAGTGGGCGGGGTTTTTTCTGCAACGGACTTTTCCCCCATAAACCGCATCAGCTACTTAGTACCGCCCTTTCGGAAGTTTGCTGTAGGTACGGATGTAGCCGACTAACCCCCGCAAGGGGTCACGTTAATTTATAGTGAGGCAAAATTGAGTGACGTTAAGTTTACAGTCGTGGGCGACGCTGCCCTACAGTTCCGGACATCTAACGCGAACGCTGACCAAATCCTGACCTACGTCGAGAAGAGTGAGATTCTTGACCGAGGCAAAGACGAGACCGAGCTTCTTGTCTACTGGGGTAACGACGAGGCATCCTTCCTAGCCGAGTCCTATGGTTACAACATCCCTTCACCCATACTGCGTGACTACAACTGGCCCGGCTTGTTTACGCCGTTCGACCACCAGAAAACTACTGCATCATTCTTAGCGTCGCGTCGCCGCGCGTTCTGTTTCAACGAAGCGGGTACAGGTAAGACTTCATCAGTCATCTGGGCGGCTGACTATCTGATGAGCTTGGGGTTGATCAAGCGCGTGCTCGTGGTGTGTCCGATCACGATTATGTATTCCGCATGGCAAGCCGACGTGTTCAAAACAGCTATGCACCGAAGCGTGGGTGTAGCGTACGGCCCTGCTCCGAAGCGTAAGAAAATTCTAAACGGTGAGTACGACTTCATCGTCACCAACTACGACGGCGTTGGCATCCTGCATGAGGACATCAAGAACGGTGAGTTCGACCTGATTGTGGTTGACGAAGCGAACGCGTACAAGTCTACAAGTACCGTGCGCTGGAAGATACTCGCCAAGCTAATCAAGCCTGAGACCCGCCTGTGGATGCTGACCGGCACACCTGCTTCGCAGTCACCGCTCGATGCGTTCGGCCTAGCGCGTTTGGTTGCGCCACAGAGAGTTCCGAAGTACAGCACAGCGTGGCGAGATAAAGTTATGAATCAAATCACACGGTTCAAGTGGATGCCCAAGCCATCAGCCAGACAAACTGTATTCGACGCACTGCAACCTGCGATCAGGTTCTCCAAAGCTGAGTGTCTCGATCTGCCAGAGGTGTTGTACCAGACCCGTGAAGTCCCGCTGACCGCACAAGCTGCCAAGTACTACAAGGCGCTGAAGGATGAGATGCTGATCAATGCAGCGGGTGAACAGATAAGCGCAGTAAACGCAGCGGCGCGACTCTCCAAGTTGCTTCAGGTAGCAGGTGGCGCGGTGTATTCCGATACGAAAGAAGTTGTTGAGTTCGACATCTCACCACGATTGAAAGCGTTGGATGAAGTCTTAGACGAGACTGTGAACAAGGTCATCGTGTTTGTGCCGTTCACCCACACAATTGAACTTGTTTCACGGCACTTAACTAACAATGGTGTCACCAACGAGATCATTAACGGAGCGGTATCTGCTGGCGAACGACAGCGCATAGTGAACAGATTCCAAACAGCGGAAGACCCACGAGTGTTAGTCATTCAACCTCAAGCGGCATCGCACGGTGTCACGCTAACTGCTGCCGACACTATCGTCTTCTGGTCTCCTGTTATGAGTGTTGAAACGTATCTACAGTGCGTTGCGCGTATTGATCGCGTGGGCCAGAAGAATCGTATGACAGTGGTTCACTTACAAGGTTCGGAAGTTGAACGAAGGATGTACCGCATGTTGCAAGGCAAAGTTGATTCACATGAAAAGTTAGTTGATTTGTACAAGTCAGAAATGGAGGGAAGCTATGAATGATATGGAAGAATTAGTTAAAACCTACTTGACTATTAGGAATGAGCGTGACAGGATCGAGGCCGAGTACAAAGATCAGGACGCTGCACTAAAAGCTGAGATGGCTACGTTAGAGCAAGCGATGTTGGCAGGGTGCAATGAGATCAAGGCAGACAGTATCAAGACTCCTCATGGCACGATCATTAAATCATTGAAAGAAAGGTACACCTGTTCAGACCGCGATAACTTCAACAAGTTTGTGCTGGAACACGGCGCTGTTGAATTGTTTGAAGCACGTCTGCATCAAGGTAACTTTAAAGAATTCATGTCCGAGCGGCACGGCGATGGTTTGCCCCCCGGTGTGAACGTGATGCGTGAGTTTGGCATCACAGTACGTAAGCCCACAGTTAAATAAAGTTAAGGAAAAAACCATGAGTACAGAACTCGCAACTATTTTGGCAAACAACCCGCTGATGATTCAGACAGGCGTTGATGAAGATACCGCAGCGGTTGCTGGCGGCGGTGCTAATCAGACCAAACGTCTTTCAATCAAGGGCGGTGTGTTCCGTAAGATGGTCGGTGGCAAGGAAGTTGGTGCTATCGAAGACCGTCATATGAACATCATCTTTGTGAAGATGGCACACAGCGCGTCGCGTCAGTGCTACGAGGGTACATATGAAGAAGGAAAAGTCACTTCGCCCATTTGCTGGTCTAACGATTCCGTTAAGCCGGATGCTGATGTTGAATCCCCTTGTGCACCTACGTGCGATGTCTGTCCAAACTCCGCCAAGGGTTCTAATGATTCTGGCGTTGGCGCGAAATGCAAGCTGTCATGGCGCACCGCTGTCGTCCTCCCACAAGACCCGAGTGGTGATGTATTGGAATTCGTTATCCCGGCAGCGTCGTCTTTCGGCAAAGAAGAAAACGGAAGATGGCCTTTCAAGTCGTACATAGGGATGCTTGCAAGCAACAACGTCAGTAAAGGCCGTGTCGTCACTAAGGTTCAGTTTGACACCAAAGTGCAATACCCGAAAGTGCTGTTCTCTCCCGCAGGTGCAGTTGACCCGAAGGACTACGAGACTGTTGCCGCACAGGGTAACTCGGCTGTTGCTGAAGCTGCTATCAAGCTTACGGTGTACAAGAAGAAAGAGGCAGGAGAAGAAGTATCGGTGGCAGAGCCGACGGTGCGTGAATCAACCAAACGCGCTCCGGCACAGGCAACCGATGCGTCCGATGTCATTAAGAAGTGGACTAAGAAATAAGGAGAGCCATGTCGCGCCCGTATAGTACGAAGTTCCTTAGTAGTCTGGACGAAGCAGATGATACTTATCGCATCGGCTACAAGATGGCAAAGCTTTGCGTTATTGCAAATCTTCCTGCTAAGTACGTAGCTGAAGCGATGGAAGTTTCACGAGCAACAGTTCATAATTGGTTTCGCGGCGCGGTGTTGCGTGGTAAGAACGAAGATATGGCTTTGGCTTTCATCAGGCTTTTAGAGAAGGACTTGGAGGCGGGAGTATTGCCAGCTAAGTCCGTGAAGGGAGCCAAAGCCTACATCGAAGATATGATTGGCAGATCGATTTAAGCGCAGCTTTTTCTTTAATCAGGCAGGGGAAACCCTGCCTTTCTTGTCTCTGCGGATATGATAAAACAATTTTACGAGAAAGCATTGCCTTCGCAGGGCGTCTACTGTGTAGCTAAGATAGACAACAAACGCACTACACAGAGATTTGCGGAGTCCATAGATGACGTGGAAAATCTTGCAAGACAGTTTGCTTTGGAAAAAGCAAATGTCTACGTGGGACTTGCATCCTTCGACGGTTATAGTCGTAAGGCAGAGGACGCGCAATTCCTACGTTCATTCTTCATCGATTTGGATGTCGGTGCAGGGAAAGCAGAACTCAGAAGAGGGTATGCTACTCAGGGAGATGCTCATATTGCATTACAAGCTTTCCTCCCAAGAGTCGGCCTACCTCCCCCAGTCATCGTCGATTCAGGCACGGGCGTACACGCCTACTGGTTCTTTGATCGAGACATCCCCGTCGCTGAATGGAAGCCATACGCCGAGAAGTTCAAGACGCTATGCCTTGAGAATGATTTATTCATTGATCCGGTTGTTACAGCGGACGTGGCGCGGATCATGCGCTGTCCTGAGACATTTAATTACAAGACTACGCCACCTAGTAAGTGCGAGGTAATCAGCGACGAACTCCACGTCTATTCGTTCGATGAGTTCAAAGAGTTCTTAGGGATAGTAGAAGAGTCGCCCGCAGAGCTGTTGAAGAAGCTGCCTAAAGGTCTGGACGATGACACTAAGGCACTGATGAAACTCGACAATCAGGAGACCTCCTTTGAAAAGATCGCTATACGAAGTCTTGAAGGTGATGGATGCGAACAGATTAGATGGGCAATTGAAAACTCATCAACCCTTCCAGAACCTATCTGGACAGCAACCCTATCCATTGCACAGCATTGTATCGACCGCGATGTTGCTATCCACAGACTATCGGAAGATTATCCCGGCTATGATGCTTCAGAGACGGAACGAAAGGCAACACTACGGCAAGGAAAACCCTACTCCTGCACAGTCTTCGACAATGAAAACCCCGGCATCTGCGACACCTGCAAGTACAAAGGCAAGTTCACCAACCCGCTTGCGCTCGGACGAATCATCAAGATCGCCCAAGCCCCTAAAGAGGACGCAGTTCGGGAGTACGAGAATCCCGAAGATATTCCAGCAAACGTAATCCCTGACCACCCGCAAGCGTTGTTCCCGTACTTCAGAGGCGAGAAAGGTGGCATCTACTTTCAGCCAGCGCCCAAGGTAGACAAGAAAGGTAAAAAGACAGAGTTCGACCCGCAGTTAATTTACCCACACGAGTTTTTCCCGATACGCCGGATGTACAGCAAGATAGATGGCGAGATTTTAATGATGCGCCTTCTGTTGCCGAAAGACCCGCCGCGTGACTTTATGATCACTACCAGAAGCCTCAACGCAACTGACGAGTTCAAGAAGGCAATTGGCTTTATGGGAGTGGTGGGTGGCGTAGAAAAATTACAACACATCATGAGGTACGTAATGAAATGGGGACACTACTTGCAGACTCAGTCCGAAGCAGAACTGATGAACATGCAGATGGGCTGGACAGAACCAGTAAGTGATACAGAGCGGTTGGGCCGTTCGTATGTTCTCGGTAATGACTTAATTAAGTCAGACGGCAAGATCGTATTAGCGCCTGCATCACCTGCGATTCAGAAGATTGCAAAGTACTTTAAACCAAAGGGTAGCTTTGAGGTGTGGCGTGAATGCGCTCAGCAGTTGAACCGTCCATCGATGGAGATGCACGCGTTTGGAACCTTGATCGGGCTTGGCTCACCGCTCATGCCCCTGACATCCACACCGGGCGCTGTCGTTAGTTATACAGGTAAATCAGGCAACGGTAAGACCGGTGCGCTGTATGCAAACTTGAGTGTGTGGAGTGATCCGGTTGGTGTTTCGGTTTTTGATTCTACAGATAACGGATTGAACCAGCGGTACGTAACTTTGAAGAACGCATCGTTCGGTGTCGATGAAGCACATGAACGTAAGATAGAAGAACTCAGCAAGATGGTTCACGCTATCTCGCAGGGTAAGGCTAAGATCAGGATGCAGGGGTCGATCAACGCTGAGCGAGAGCATGAACTCTTAGCGTCGGCGATTGCCATGATGACGAGTAACGTGCCGCTGCTGGACATGATTATGTCCAAGAACTCTATGGCTACAGGACAAATGGCACGTATGATTGAGTTTCTCATAATGAAACCACAGCTATTGTTTGATGAGCCAGACTTTGGCCCCAAGGTCTTTGACTTGTTCAAGTACAACTACGGTCATGCGGGGCGTAAGATTATCCAAGCGTACTTTATTCACGGTGAGGTCGCGCTACAGCAGATGGTAAAAGAGTGGATTGCCCGCTTCAAGCGGGACTTTGGCAACGACGCGATTTACCGCTTCTACGAGAACATCGTCGGGGTGACTATGACAAGCGGTATGGTAGCCAACGAGTTCGGCATCATTGACTATGACCTAGAGCGTATCTATTCCAAGGTCTGTAGCGATATGATCATCATCCGGGACAAAGTGGTGAACCTTGGCGAGACGGATTACTCGTCGTTGGTCGGTGACTTCATCAATAAATACTACACGGGCTTCTTGGGTATCAACGACGGCAAGGTCACGATGGAGCCGAGAACGAGTCTGGTTGGTAGGATTGACCTAGCGACGGGGCTTGTCACCATATCGACGACCGAGTTTAAGAAGTATCTGATTGAGAAGAGTGTCAGCTCACGCGAGTTCGAACAGAACATGCGGGAGAAAAAGATACTGGTCGATATAAAGAAATCACGCCTCGACGCTGGCTGGAAGCAAGCTCTGAGCATCCTTGACAAAAACATGAATGTGAACACCTATGTCTTTGCGACCCAAATCCCAGATACTTTCTTTGGAACCGATGGAGATGGACAGGCTGACGGAGGAGCCTGAGTGGATTTTTCCTTATGACTACATGGCAGTGGGGGATAGCTTTTTCATCCCCACGCTACGCCCTGCCCAGATGATATACGTGGCGGACATCGCCGCCAAGAAATCCCACATCAAGGTGAAGATTTATACCTGTGAGAAGGAAGGTCATCTGGGCATCAGGGTGTGGCGCATTGCTTAGGGCTTGACTCCGTAAGCTGCATATAGGTCAATCAAGCGGCGCTTCTCGAAGTTCTCCTGAAGAACAATATTTTTAACCAACGCGGTGCGAGTACGTGGATCAAGTCCTTCCATAGTCCGCCACTTGTTAGCTTGTTCCCGCAATTTTTTCAGTCGTCCATTAACGTCGTGGTCGTACATCTTTGTTAGCATTTGATCCAACGGATTTTTAGATATGTACTCAACGTATTCTGCTGGATGATTATCTTTGAGCATCTTTACGTACTTGCTACGCTCTTGTAAGTCAGACTCAACCCGCGACCATTCCCTTGCGTCAAAGTTAGCTTTCGTGCCGATGAAGCTGTCCAACAGCATGGTGTCGGTTTTGGGGTTGAAGTCTTTCTTATCACCCAACCACAGGCGGATGTTATTGGCGTTCTGCACAATCCTAGTTACACCGTCCGCGTAGTTATTTGCGAAGAAGTACAGTGAGTTAGGGCTGACATCATATCCGCTAAAACTCAACCACCAAATAGCAGCGTCCTTGTATATCTCAGGAATGTTATCGCCGCCGGTGTATGCGTCGCCTAGCCGCGACGTACGGTCGTTATAAATTTTACGTCCCAGTGCGTCCACATTCATGGCGTACTCAACTAACGGACGACCCACCGACGGCATCATGGAGTCGATCAAGAACGGTAGCGGCTTCTCAATCGGATTCATCCGTGATACTGGCAAAGGTAGGAACGAATCCATAGTGATGACAAACATATTTCCAATAAGGTCTCCAGCACGTGTGTTGCCATTAAAGAGCGACGCCATCTGCGCACCCATAGCAGCTATGCCGCCAAGACCGAAGCCCCAAGGTATTTGTATTATTGTGTCTTTGTACGGTATATGAAACCTAGCAAAGCGCGTCCAGCGGGACATATCGTCCGTAGCAACACTGTTGCGGCCCATATCGTCATCGTCAGCCGTCATATAAGACATAGCGTAGGCAAACCCACCCATGCCGAGCAAAACAATCATCATTACACTAGCGTTTGTCTTTGCCTTAGAGTAGTTCTCACGGAAGGTATCAACCGCCTTATCCATCTCAGCAAGCTCGGCTTTTAGCTTCTTCTCTTTGGCAGCGTCCACACCTTTAGACAGCTCTTCACGGATATTGGCAGCGCGGGCAAACTCAGGAATACCCATCACAGCGCGTTCAACATTCATATTAAGCGCCGGGGCTATCGCATCGATTGCACGTACCGCACCCGTGGCACTTGGTCTGAAGAACATGAAGAACGCGCCAAGCGCCTTACCTATCTGCCCGACCTGCTCAAAGTTAGCAAGGTTCTTGGCGTAAGCAGAGGCAGTGACAATAGCTGCCTTTTCAATCTCGTCTTTGCTCTTGGTCGGGTCTTTCTTGGTTAGCTGTGCAATCTCGTTGGCCTTGGTCACTCGGAACGAAGTCACTCGCGCCGCTAATTCAAAGGTGTCGATCCACATGTCAAAGAACTTATCAACCTGCTCTTTCTTATTAAGAATTTTGCTACCGCCTACACCTTTGAAGAACTCTTGATACTGTCCTTTTGGTGCAATACCTGCGATGTAAGATACTTTGCCGCCTGACTTTACATAGTCACGTAGATCACGGTAGTAGTCGTCTTTTGCAGCTAGTGCATCGATTGTTGAAATCTTACCTTGCGAATACAGACGGGCGAAGTTCATCGTCTTCTTCATGCCGCCTGTTGCCACGCCGGACGCTACAGCACCGATGTACCGGAAAGCTTCTTTTGGCCCAAGCTCCGCGCCAAGCGTAAAGGCATTAGTTAATATGTCACGCACAAAGTTAACGGGCGCGAACGCTATGTTGTAGCGGGTGTGCATCTGCCCCATGATGCCGGTCGCAAGGTTGCCCAAGTTAGTAGCCATGTCTAACAACGGGTTAGTTTCCCTGTATGTACGACGTATTGCTTCGCGTTGCTGCTTGTCATCAATCTGAATGATCGCTACTTTGCCATCTGGCATGTAGTGGAAAATCTTGGTCTCGCCTTTAAGCTTTGCCAATACATCGTCATTTGCGCGGTCTTCGAAGCTGACGTAATCTTTATCCCCGAACTTCATGACGCTACCTTTTAGCGTCCCGTCTTTCACAGCGTTGTAAATAGATTGAGTAACATTCCTACGCCCAGCCCTCATCGCTGCCTGAGCGCCGTCAGCCATTACTTGCAAGACTGGGTTATCAGGCACGGTTGTACGGCCTTCGAACGTATGGATTTGGTCTTGCAGTTCCCCACCTAGCCTACGGCTGTCCACGTTAAATATGTCAGCCTTATCTTCATTGAATTGTCCCTTGCCCTTGAATGGCACGTAGTTCTCATAGCCGTAGAACATGATGTAGTTCTTGGCGTACTTAGACATGTAATTAGCCGCGCTGTTTAACTCAATGACAGCCTTATTAACTTCCTTCATCTGCTTTAGGATCGGGTCTACGTCAACCTTGTTGCGGGTGTACTCCTTCATTATCGAATCAATCTGATCTTGTTCGTAGCCCGCTACGCTGTACTTTCGATTGTTTATGTCCAACTCCGACGCAACTTTTGGGTCTGCGTTGAGATTGTTCTTATCGGCGACAATCTTCTCAAGCTGATCGCGTAGGTACTTAGCCCCGGTTTCGTCCAGCTCATGTTTAGCCAAGTAGCCAAGTATTTCGTCACGCGCTTCTTTAGGAGTAACCGTAACTCCCTTAGCGTTTACTAGTATTTTCTCCTCTGTCTTTAAAGGAACGTCACGCAGGTACAACGTCTTGCGGCGCTCTGGTTCATGCAGCGCAATCGCAAATAGGCCAACATCGTTGACAGCGGTGTTTATATCTACCCCGCGTTTTTCAGCGTACTCGGCGATTAGCCTACGTATTTCGTCGTTGTGCTGCTGCACGTACTGGGTATACAAGTAATGAGCGTTGCCCGACGACAGGGTGAGCTGGGTGTAAATATTATTAAAGCCGGTGGTGTAGGCAAGTAATCTGCCAGCGAAGCGTAGTTTGTTTTCCCAGTTTTTAATGGCTGCTCGGTCGTTCTGGAAAATACGCACCGCTGCCTCACCAAGCTTGCCCTTGTTCATCTGCATTATTTCTCGGGCAGGGTTCGTGTTGTACTGCGGCATCGCGTTGCGGATGTCTTCAAACTTCGGCGAACCACCGGCAGGCGCTTGGATCGGCGGCTTGGCTTGCTTAGTTTTCTTAGCTGGCAGGGCTTCAATGTCGATACCGGCTTCTGGTGCAGCGAGAATGCCTTGGAACGCTTGGGTTACTTCGACAAGCGCGTTGCCTTGGAAGCCAGCTTGCTTTGTTATACCAATCTTGGACTGCTTAAATACATCAACAGCAGTCTTGTCTACCTGTTCAGCAAACGTCTTGTCACTTAAGTATTTCTCAACGAAGTCGGCAACACCTTGCTCGGAGGAGTCTTCAAAAGCTTCTGGATATTTTTCTTCTAGGCGAGACGCAACAGAGTCACGCAGGTTGTTGACTGACTCAAAGGTCAGGCGGGTGCCTGTGTCTATGTCGCGCTTACCCTCCGTATTTTCTTCGGCGGCTACATAGTTTCTAACCTCGCGCTGAACAGTCTTATCTATTACTAGCTTCTGCTGCGTGTATTTCTCACCACCAAACGCTCTGGCAGCTTCATCGTACAGATCAGGTTTGATCTCAAAGAACCGAACAGCCGCCTTAGTCAGCCCGTACAGTTTCATCATCGCCTTGGTCAGGTGCGACCAAATGCTCTGGAAGTTAAATCCAGACGGCGCACCGCTAGGTGGCAACGTGTACTTGGCAAGCGACGGCGCTTGGATACGGGCGAGTTCTGCTTGGAAACGTGGCTCAGTCAACGCATAGCTGACGAACTCATATACGTTTTCCATTTGGTTCGGGTATTTACCCGCAAGTTTATTCTTAGCAAACTCGTAGACCTTGTTGATCTGTTCAGCGGCCTCACGCTGCTCACGTGTCAGACTGTTGGGGTTTGTCTTGAAGGCGTAGAGAATCTTGATAGTGCCAGCGTGCACGATCTCATGCAGGACGGTCATCTCGTCCATGCCGTCTCTAGTAAAGTAGAACGTGTCTGACTTCGGATCGTACGCCGCTAACTTACCTTCGCGTTGAAGCTGCTTGATTATGGCGTTGTTCGGGTCTACAACAACCTGCGACTTAGAGAAGTTGATTGTGTTGAGCGCCGCCGCTACGTTCTTAAAGATGGCACGGGATAGTGCGCCGTAGCGTTTTTCGTAGTTCTTAATAGCTTCAGACCGTGGGCCTTTCTTGCCCATCATGATCCCGCCAGCTTTCTTAGCAATATAGCCAAGCACGTTGTTGATGCCGCCCTCGCCTAGCATCATCTTAACCAACGCAGGAAGCTCTTTACCTACTTCAACTTCTTCTTTGGCAGCGGCCTCTTCTTCTTTGGCAACGCGCTGCGCTTTACCTTTTTGCTCTTCAGCCTGTTTTGTTTCTTTAGCGGCTTTTTCTTCAAGTCGCTTATTTACACCTTCAACGACAGCCTTAAAGCCAGCGTCCATCTGTTCAGCAGTGACTTCACGCGATATTTCTTTACCGTCTTTATCAAGAGTTATGCTTGATTGAATAGGTTTTAAAAACGCTTCACGTTCTGATGGACTTAGTTCAACCCACGGAGGCAAATCCCTGTTGTATGCTTCACGATTTACTTCATAGAACGACGCGCCTAGTGGTGCGGTGCCGCTTTTTTTGGCTTCACGGTAGTCTGAAAGTACGTCTAGTGCCTCATGCACCTCTTCAGTTGAAGGTGCTGTGGTTGAGCCAATTTTATTTAAGTAAATAGCCTGTTCATCTGGGTCTAACGATTTCCATGAAGTTGTTTTTACTTCGTTGTTGGTGCCCCACGCCTTACGCAGTCCCTCATACATCTCTATAATTTCGGGCTGTACTTTAGCGTTTACTTCTCCACTAGCAATCTTTTTATCGATGCGTGACTTAATGATGGCAGCCATAGCCGGGGACAAGAAGCCAACTTTCTGTTCGCTTTTAGCGGGCAGCATCCCCTTGGTAGCGCGTGCAGCTTGAACCTCTTCGGCTAACGTAGCGCGTTCCCCATCTGAAAGCTCGTCCCATGATGGGAACTGTAGGCCGGACTCCGCAGCTATTTTGGCTTGTTCGCCGTAGGCAGCGCGTAGAATTTCTTGATCTATTGCGGGTGTGGCTGCGGCTGCTTGTTTTTGTCCTTGCGCTTCTGCTTGCTTGGCTTCAGTGGTTTGAGTGACACTTGGCGCTCCTTCTAGTGTAGTTGACTGTGCTGGCGTTGTAGCAGTAGCTGGTTTAGCAGCCCCTCCAGTAGGCACCATTCCACCGGGGACAGATGTTGTAGTTCCTGCGGCGGGTGCTCCCAATTCTGATGAAGCGCCAACAGCGCCAGACTGATCTCCTGTTGCGTCAACTCCAGCAGATTGCGCGGCATCACCTGCCTCCTTTATCTTTTTCTGAGTGTCCTGCCCAATTATCCACTGCTCTTTAGCCCGCTTTGACCCAATAGGATTTTTACGGTCGAACGCAGGAATACCAAGCTCGTCGCGCTTAGCGTTCAGGTATTCCTTCTGCTTTTCCTTGGTGTCTAACCCCATAGCCACAAGCTGGGGCTCCAATGCCTTGCGGACTTTATCCGTGCTTACATCGTTCGCAGCGTAAGCATCTTGAATAACGTCGTCTGTAAGGCCGGTAGGTGCGGGAGTAGTTGTACCGGCAGGGGTAGTGGTAGTTGTAGCAGCAGGGGCGGCGGTTGACGCACCGATTGCACCGGGTTGAAGTGGAGCAAACGATACGGGGGCTACATTACCCTGTGGGTCAACAACGGCGGTCTGGCTAATCTTCGCGGCTTCATCCGCCGCTTTCTGAGAGGCTTGTATTTGCTGCATTTGCATTTCTGCCAGCCGAGCGTCTTCCTTCGCCATTGCCTCGGCGAAACTTCTGACCGTACCACCAGCAGCAGGGCCGACAGCCATACCGTATGCAGCGGCGGCTGAGTCAATATATTCTTTAACGGCTTGGGCATCAGTCAGGGACAGCTTCGCGCCAAAACGCTCAGCGGCGGACTGAATGACTTCAACCGGCGCTTCTTTGGTGCCTGTAATAGCAGTGTTTTTAAGGAGACTACTAGCTAGGTTCAGCATCCCAGTCTTAGCGTCTTCACTGATATTCTTCCAAGCGCCAAGCCCGATCTTGTCACCAAAGTATTCTGCTATGGTGTGCACAATGGCAGCGGGTACAACGCGCTCCATCTCAATATCTGTGGCTTCTTTACCCAGACGCTGCGCTTCTTCGACCGCACGAGATGTAGTTTCACCCGCGCCATGAAACCCAGCTTGGGTAGCGAGCGCCGCACTAGAGGCGTATCGTTTAGCAATATCTTTAACGGCAGCTTTGGTCTCGCGCTCAAACAACTCTTTAGCAGCTTCCTCGCCAGACTCTTTGGCAACTTTCTCTGCTAGTTCTTTTATACCGCGCTTAACAAGTTCTTTCTCAACTGCCCCTGTGACACCGCCCGCAACAGTACCTACACCGGGGGCAATCATTGACCCAAGCGCACTACCAGCCGCCATAACGCTAAGGGATTCAACCAAGTTAGCTGCGCCTGAACCAATCTGGTAGGGCAACCAGTCAGTCAGAACCGCACCTACGCCTTTATCCAACGCGGAAGTAAACGAGTCAGTGGCTTTGTGCCTTGTGGCGAGTTCAGCTTTAGCAGCCGCCATCGATGCGAGACCGCTCTTCATCAGGTCTTCTGAGCCGATAGCTTTACCTGCCAAGACCTTAGCACCACCATAAGTCTCTTGGAGTTGGGGCAGGTAGTTCGTGAAGCCACGTAGCAAATCGCTTGAGTCTTCAGATGGCTCCGTGGGTTTTTGCTCTTCTGCTTTTTTCTTCTCTTGCTCCGCGCCTCTTGCCAAATTTACTTGATACCGTAACTCACGCGCTAAGATAGCGGCGGTTTCTTTGTCGCCAGCTTTGTCCGCGTTTACAAACGCGCGTTCAAGTTCTTGGAAAGTAGGCATCGTGTAGATTACTTATATTTGTTGACACGTTCTTCTATATCAGGAGAGCTATAGCTTATATCCCCTCCGCTAGGAGCAGCGGGGGCTTTGCTTCCAGTACGAGCGTCGGGGTATCTTTCGCTAAGTGATCTTTCAATATCCTCACGCTCTTTTTCAAGGGCACGCAATCTAATTCGCGCATCCTGAGTCATTTTTTCATCTTTAGAAACAGCAATTTGCTGTTGTAGCTGCTGCCTTTCTTCATTGTAGCCACTGTCTTTTTTCCATCTATCAAGCGCAGACCCATAAGCCGTAGTATTCCTATCTTCTCTTTCTTTTTGTTTACGTTCTTCAATTGCGTCACGCGCTTCAGCACGCTTAGTTTCCCCACGTTCACGGGCATCAGCAGCGTACTTTGTCCCAACTAAAGACATTCCAGCTGTTTTCTCCGCCGATTTTGCAGACATTTCACCCTTCGCCATTTCAGCAGCGGATTTAAGTTTGTCGCTTTCAGCCTTGTACATCATCTCGCCTAAATTGGCGCTAAGGGTAGCTGCTTTCTCTGCCGCAGCGTTATGCGATTTAACCGCGTCATCAACCCTGCCTTTTTTCTCAAGGTATTCAGCCCTGTTCAAGTCATTGATGGCTTTATTAATATCGCGCTGAACAGCCCTTGACTTGGCTTGGTCTTCAAGGAGGTCGGGTACTGTATCGTTAATTGACACAAGTGCGGCTTTGAGCACGGGGCCGGGGGTGGAACCGAACTTAGCGAACATCTGCGCCCAGCGTAAATGCTCAGCCTTTCTAGCGTCTTCCCTGCTCATATTTAATTCTTCTTCGCGACGCGCACGTTCTTCATTAAACATCTTCGCCGGATCAATACCCAGTTTTGCGTAAGCAGCTTGTTGACGATCTAGTTCCCCCTCAATGCCGC